CAGAAAGAAACCTACAAAGTGCCGTATGAGACACATCCGGCAGACCGGCTGCGGCAATGTGTATTTGGAGGGACGACCAACCGGCAGGACTTTTTGCCCCGTGACCGCACCGGCAACCGGCGCTTTTGGCCGGTGGATACCGGGGAACGCCCCGCCGCAAAGAGCGTGTGGGCTGATCTGCCCGGAGAGGTTGACCAGCTCTGGGCGGAGGCCGTGGTCCGCTGGCAGACTGGGGAGCAGCTATACCTCAAAGGTGATCTGGAGGCCGCCGCCAAGGAGAAGCAGGAGGAGCACCGCGAGGTCAGCACCCGTGAGGGCATCGTGATGGACTTCCTGGCCAGACAGGTGCCGGAGGATTGGCCAGCGTGGCCGCTGGACCGCCGCCGGATGTTCTGGGCGGGCGCTGTACAGGGTGACATCAAGCTGGTGGACCGTGACAGGGTGTGTGCCCTGGAGGTCTGGTGCGAGGCTCTGGACGGCAAGCAGCGGGACATCCGCTATTCCGATACGGCAGAGATCAACAGCATCATTGAGGCGTGTGATGGCTGGGAAAAGTCCTCAACCGTCATGCGCTGCGGTTATTGTGGCGTGCAGCGAGGATTTAGAAAAAAGCTGTAACATTGCCCGTAACATTTAATTTTGAATGTTACACCAATTTGTAACAGGTTACAGTGAATGTTACAGCGAATGTTACGCCTAAAACCCGCATGAGCATTGAACTTTTTAGATAATGTAACATTTGTAACATTCATTTTCTATATTTTATAAAAATAGAGAGATTAGAGGAATTAGAGAAAATAAAAACTCTCTAAACCGCCTGTGTGCGCACATTACGCGCGCGATGTTACAAAAGTTACGCTCTCAGATCGGAGGCTTTGAGGTTGAAAGAAAGCTATATTGAAAGCTACCTTGTCCGCAAGGTGAAAGAGCACGGCGGCCTGTGCTATAAATTCACATCACCCGGCAATCCCGGTGTGCCTGACCGGCTCATCATCACCCCCACCGGCAAGACCATTTATGTGGAATTGAAAACGGAGATCGGGAGGCTTGCCAAGGCCCAGAAATGGCAGATGGGTGAGATGGAGAAACGGGGCGCGGATGTCCGGGTGCTGTATGGGATGGATGCCGTGAAAGATTTTTTGGAGGAGGTTTTCACAGCATGAAGTTTGAGCCGCATGACTATCAAGCCTACTGCATCCAGCGGGTGGTGGAGGACCCTGCGGTGGGCTTGTTTCTCCGGCCAGGCCTGGGCAAAACGGTCATCACTCTGTCCGCTGTCAATGTCCTCAAATATTTTCGCTGGCAGGTGGCCAAGGTGCTGGTGGTGGCACCCAAAAAGGTGGCGGAGGCCACCTGGATCAAGGAGGCCGCCAAGTGGGACCACCTCCGGCACATCCGCACCTCTGTGGTGCTGGGCAGCGCCAACCGGCGCATCAAGGCACTCAACACACCGGCGGATGTCTATGTCATCAACCGGGAAAATGTGGAGTGGCTGGTGGACTACTACAAGCAGGCGTGGCCCTTTGACATGGTGGTGCTGGATGAGAGCACCAGCTTTAAGAACAGCCAGAGCAAGCGCTGGAAAGCCATGCGGCGGGTGCGGCGCTTTATCAAGCGGATGGTGCTGCTGACCGGCACGCCGTCCTCCAAAGGCCTCATTGACCTGTGGGCGCAAGTTTACCTGCTGGATGGTGGGGAGCGTCTGGGGGCCACTCTGAGCGCCTACCGTGAGAGGTATTTTGACCCCGACCAGCGGAGCCGCACACAGATTTTCTCATACAAGGCCAAGGATGGAGCGGAGGGCGCTGTGCTGTCTGCAATCGCTGACATTTGCATCTCCATGAAAGCAGAGGACTATTTGCAGCTGCCGGACTTTATCCAGCATGAAATCCCCGTGATGCTGGACAGCAAGGCTAAGAAAGCCTATGACCAGTTTGAGCGTGATCTGCTGCTGGAGGTGGATGAGGATGTCATCACGGCAGGCACCGCCGGTGTGCTGGTGGGTAAACTCCTGCAATTCTGCAATGGCGCTGTATACAGCAATGAGGGCCATGTGGTGCCTGTGCATGACTGCAAGCTGGAGGCCTACATGGAGCTGCTGGAGCAGCTAAACGGTGAGCACTGCCTCACATTCTATGGCTACCAGCATGACCGTGACCGCATCCTGGAGGCATTGAAAAAGTACCGCAAAGACCTCCGTGTGCGGGTGTATAAGACAGCGGAGGATGAGGAGGCCTGGAACAATGGAGAGGTGGACGTGCTGCTTGTGCATCCGGCCTCCTGCGCTTATGGCCTCAATCTTCAGGCCGGTGGCCGCCATGTGGTGTGGTACGGCCTCAACTGGTCCTTTGAACTGAATGACCAGGGCAACTGCCGCCTCTACCGGCAGGGCTCTCCGTATGAAAAAGTATTTGTCCATTACCTTGTGGTGCAGGGCTGCCAGGATGAGGATGTGATGGCCACCGTGCGAGATCGGGCGGACACACATGAGGCAGTCATGCAGGCTCTCAAGGCCAGAATTAAGCGAGTAAAGGAGCAGAGCGCATGACAGAAAGATTGAACATGGAAAACATCAAAAACATCTACATGGATGAGCTTGTCCGTGAAAATGCCCGCCTTAGTGTCCAGCATGAGGCTGACAGGCAGCTTTTGGAGGCCCAGGAGGCAAGGCTGGCAGAGCAGACAGCAGAGGGCACCAGTGAGGCTCTGGCGGCCTGTGAGAGAGCCCAGCAGCGTGCAAGAATAGCGGAGGCCAAGCTGGACAAAGCCATCAAGGACCTGCTTTTTGTGATGGCTGGCGGGGACCCGTGCAAGGTGTGCAGCAGAAAGTGTTTGATGGGTGAGGGCAACTGTTCCCCCGTCTGGAAAGGGGCCGGAGCATGACGCTGAAAGAATTATCACAGCTTTATTATCTCAACCGGGAGATTGAGATGGACAAGCGCCGCCTCATGGAGCTGGAGGCCAGAGCCCTGCCTGGGGCGCAGGTCCTCACGGGGATGCCGCACAGCCCCGGTGTGTCTGACATCGTGGGGGACTGTGCGGCGGAGATCGCTGACCTGCGGGGCATCATTGAGGCCAAGCACCAGCAATGCCTCTATGAGCGGAGCCGTCTGGAGCGCTACATATCCGGCATTGATGACAGCCTGCTGCGGCAGATTTTCACCTATCGCTTTGTGAATGGGCTGCCGTGGGCCCAGGTGGCCGCCTGTGTTGGCGGAGGTAACACATCGGATGGCTGCCGCATGTCGGTGTATCGTTATCTGGAACGAAACTAAAATCTGTTCGTTTTGTTCGGTCAATCTGTGGTACACTGTAAATGCGGGCGTGAGCCCCAAGCCGGAGTGTGTTCCTCCTTATTTGCGGCGGCAAGGTGACGGAAAGCGACACCAGACCCTTGCCGCCGCACCTATTATGTTTCAATCGCTGCCTTGTGTCATGCAGGGCGGCATTTTATTTTGTCTGTGAGAGGTGGTGACTGTGGCAAAGCTGACTGAAAAGCAAAAGCGTTTTGTGTCGGAGTATCTTGTGGACTTGAACGCAACCGCTGCTGCGCGGCGGGCAGGATACAAGGACCCGAATATTGGGCGGCAGCTGATAACGAAAAATAACGTTTCGGAGGAAATTGCGAAACGGCAGGCGAAACTCCAAAACAAGCTGGAAATCACCCAGGAGAGAGTGCTTGAGGAGATCGCCGGTGTGGCTTTTGCAAATGCGTCTGATTTTGTGACAGTCACGGCATCCGGCCTGTTGGACGTGAAGCCCACAAGCAAGGTGCCAAAGGAAAAGCTGGCCGCTCTGGCCAGCATCAAGTATGGCGCAAATGGCTCTGTGGAGATAAAGCTGCATGATAAGGCCATAGCGCTTAGGATGCTTGCAGAGCATCTGGGGATGTTCAAGCAGGCCGCCTCTGCCACGGAGCAGGAAAACAATATCTTTGAGGTGATCGACCAGAGCACCAGAGAGGAGATAGACACGGATGAGATACCAGAGATTGAGCCCCCGGCAAAACCTGGCAATGACATGGTGGAATAGGCCGGGCTTTGAGGGCTATGACGGCATCATCTGTGATGGCTCCATCCGCTCTGGCAAGACCGTGGCCATGACGGTGGGCTTTGTGATGTGGGCCATGAAAAACTTTGAGGGCCAAAACTTTGCTCTGTGCGGCAAGACCATTGAGAGCCTGCGCCGCAACGTGACCAGCAACTTCTCCACCTGGCTGGCTGGTGTGTTCTCTTTTCGGGAGCATCGCACAGAAAACAAGATCGTGGTGAGCGCCGCCGGGCGGAGCAATAATTTTTATCTGTTTGGCGGCAAGGACGAAAGCAGCGCCTCACTTATCCAGGGCATTACACTGGCGGGCATCCTGCTGGATGAGGTGGCCTTGATGCCCCGCTCCTTTGTGGAGCAGGCCTGCGCCCGGTGCAGCGTGGAAAACTCCAAGCTGTGGTTTAACTGCAACCCAGAGGGCCCAGCGCACTGGTTTTATACCACCTGGGTGCTGGAGGCCGCAAAGCGGAATATGCTGCACCTCCATTTCACGATGGATGACAACCTCAGCCTCTCCGCCTCCGTCAAGGCAAGGTATGAGAGCCTATACTCTGGCGTGTTTTATGACCGCTTTATCCGGGGCCTTTGGGTGGTGGCGGAGGGGCTGATCTATACGATGTTCAACAAGGATTTTCATATTGTGCCGGAGGAGCCCCGCCCCTATGACAAGTTTGTGATGTCCTGCGACTATGGCACCATCAACCCCACCAGCATAGGCCTCTGGGGCCGCGCAAATGGCAAGTGGTACAGAGTGCGGGAATATTACTTTGACAGCCGCAAAGAGGGCCGCCAGCGCACCGATGAGGAGCACTATGCAGGACTGGAGGCTTTGGCTGGTGACAGGCACATCTCCGCCATCATCGTGGACCCCTCAGCGGCCTCTTTCATTGAGGTCATCCGCCGTCATGGGCGCTATCGCGTGGAGAAAGCATCCAATGCGGTGCTGGACGGCATCCGCAACGTGGCCACCCGGCTGCAATGCGGAGATATATTTTTCAACGCCTGCTGCACGGACTGCATCCGTGAGTTTGGCCTTTATCGGTGGGATGAGAAAGCCACCGGGGACCGGCCAATCAAAGAGAATGACCACAGCATGGATGATGTGCGCTATTTTGTCCACAAGACCTTTGCGCCGGACCTGTTTAGTTTCAAGTGAGGTGAGAAAAAAGCATGGTGGTCCTGAATTTAAGAGATGATTGCGTTATGCGTGCGGGCATAGACTTCCGGCACGGCATGACGGACAAGCGCTTTTTGGAGCTGGAGATCACCGCCTGGCTCTCCTCCCCTGAGCGCAAACGCCAGCTTGATGGTGAGGCATACTATGACGGGGAGCAGGCTGTGCTCCACCGCCAGCGCATGACCATTGATGATGACGGCAAGCCTGTTGCCCTGGAATACCTGCCCAATAACAGGCTGGTGAATAATCTGTATTCCAAGATGGTTGACCAAAAGACAAATTACTCTTTTGGGCGGCCATTTTCTTTTGACACGGAGAACAAGGCCTATGCCAAGGCGCTGGGCTCTGTGTTTGGCTCCCGTTTCCGGCGCACTATCCGCAATGTGGGTGAGGGCGCTTTTATCGGGGGCAAAAGCTGGCTGTATGTCTACTATGACAACGGAGAGCTGTGTTTCAAGCGCTTTCCTGCGGATGAGGTGCTGCCGTTCTGGGCGGACGCAGACCACACCATCCTGGATGCCGCCGTCCATGTGTATGTGATACTGGCCTATGATGAGAGCGAACAGACCAAGCCCATCATCAAGGTGGAGGTCATGCACGGCGGCGGCGTGGATTGCTTTATCCGCCGCGATGATGGCACGCTGGAGCCGGACCCAGATGCCTACACCGGCGATTATTTGACCGTGACAGACCCGGACACGGGCCAGAAAACGGGCTACAACTGGGAGCACATCCCGCTGATCTGCTTTAAGAGCTCACACCATGAGCTGCCCCTCCTGTCCAAAGTGAAATGCTTGCAGGATGCCTATAACGACATTATCAGCAACTTTGCAAACCAGATGGAGGAGGATGTCCACAGCACTGTCCTGGTCATCAAAAACTATGACGGTGAGGACCTGGGCAGTTTCCGCCGCAACCTTGCGACCTTTGGAGCCATCAAGGTGCGCTCCTATGAGGGCTCTGAGGGCGGCGTGGATACGC